TTTTGCAGCAATGAAAGACGCAACCACTTAATATAGGATTTAAAGTTGATTTATGAGTGTTGGGTAACTGGCACTCATTTAAATTGATTATCAAAAATATTATGTTTACTGAAAATTTAAGTGAGTTTTTTGATCCAACTGAGATGGCAGACAATGCCACCATTGGATCAACAACAGTTGCAGGGGTTTTTGATAATCAATTTGTTGAGGTACTTGGCATCGAGAGTTTGCGAGCGGTGTTTACTTGTGCGCAGGCCAGTGTGCCATCAATTGCGCATGGGGATGCACTCAGCATTAAATCGACCTCATACAAGGTGGTCGGTGTTCAGAGTGACGGAACGGGTTTAACGCAATTAATTTTAGAGAAGCAATAAATGCATGCTAGACAACAAATTCGTGACAAGTTAAAAGCCACATTAACCGGCTTAACTACAACGGGTGCAAATGTGTTTGATTCGCGCGTATATCCGCACGATGCTCTGCCATCAATTGCAATTTATACACTAAATGAAGAATTAGGGTCAGAGTCAGGCTTGAAGCAAATGCGCTTGTTGAATATTGTTTTAGAAATTCGCGCAAAAGCCACTTCAAATTTGGACAACACGCTCGACACAATTTCAGCAGAAGTGGAGGCGGCAATTTTTGCAAGTGGTGATACAACCTTAAGTGGCAAATGCAAAGATATAGATTTTGATGGTGTCGAGATTGAACTATCAGGCGATAGTGAGCAGCCGGTGGGATTAATGATCATGCGCTTTGCTTGCTTGTATCGAGTAGATAAAACCGATGTTGAAACTTTAATAAGTTAAAGGGGGCAATATGCCAAAAATGTATAAAGATGGATGCGAGCCAATCGTGGTGCATGATTCTCAAATCCATAATGCGCAAGCACGAGAGTGGTTACTCGAAAAACAGACCAAGGCTAAACAAATTAAATCTAAAGGAGTGGTAAAAAATGGCAAATCATAAAGGAAGTGAGGGCGTTGTTAAGGTTGGATCATCAACAATCGCCGAATTAAAATCATACAGCATTGAGGAGAGCGCAGAAACCATTGAAACAACAACGCTATCCGATGCGGCTAAAACATTTACAGCCGGCACAACTGCATGGAGCGGTTCTTGTGATTGTTATTGGGATGAAACCGATACATCAGGTCAAGGCGCACTCACAGCAGGCGCAGAGGTAACAATGAATTTTTATCCAGAGGGTGCAACAGCAGGTGACAAATATTACACTGGCACAGCGATTGTGGACTCATTAACAGTGGAAGCGGGACAAGATGATATGGTTTCTGCATCATTCTCATTTACTGGAACTGGCGCATTAAGCTTTGCAACTGCATCATAATTTATGAACTACACCAACATTGCCAAAAGACAATTTAAAGACCGCATAAGCGGTGATTTATTGTCAATTGATGTGCCGGAATGGAAAGACGATAACGGCGAGGCCGTCAAAATCTTTTATAAACCGGCTACCAATTTTAAAATCCAAGGTCAGATTTTAAGACTGGTGAACGAGGGAAAACCGGATGAAGCCATTATTATGACATTCATTTTGCGCTCACTCGATCAAGACGGCAAACAAATTTGGCGTAAGGTAAATATGACCGAAATTATGATTGAGTTCGATCCCGATGTTGTGTCGCGCGTTGTTAATGCAATGAATGAGGGCGAGCCGGATGAGGGTGAGGCGCTAAAGAGTTAAAGTCAGATCGTGATTTGCTTTTTCTGTTTGAACTAGCCGAGCATCTACATAAAACGGTAGATGAAATTATGGATTTGACAGTTGACGAGATCGTAATGTGGTCGGCATTTTTTAGATTTAAACAAGAGAGGAAATAATGGCAGGGAAAGCAAGCGCAAGATATGTAATAACTGCTGAGAATAAAACTCAGAAAGCGTTTAAATCTATTAAAAAATCACTTAAATCCGTAGGTGGTTCGGCCGCTGCATTGGGTAAAAACATCACCACAAAGATGCTTGCCCCGATGGGTGCGTTTGCCGGTTTTTCCCTTAAAACTGCCGGAGATTTTGAGGCGGCCATGAATAAAGTGTCGGCGATCAGTGGCTCGACCGGTGACACTCTAAAGGCGTTAGAAGATCAAGCCAAGAACTTAGGCCGCACCACGCAATTTAGCGCATCAGAAGCAGCCGATGCGATGGGTTTCTTGTCAATGGCAGGCTTTGATGCACAAAAAACAATGGCGGCAATGCCTGGCCTTTTAGATTTGGCCGCGGCATCCTCAACTGATCTGGCAACCACAGCGGATATTGCATCAAACATCTTATCCGGTTTGGGCATGGAAGCATCCAAAACTGGACAACTTGCCGATGTAATGGCAAAAGCTACGGCAAGTGCCAATCTTAATGTGATGGAACTTGGTGAGGCAATGAAGATGGCCGCACCAATGGCTGATGCTGCCAATCTATCGCTTGAGGGTATGACCGCCATTATGGGCAAGATGGCTGATGCAGGTATCAAGGGAACGATGGCCGGAACGGCGGTTAAGGCCGGCATAACCAAGCTATTAAATCCAACTAAACAAGTTAGTGCGGCGCTAGATAGTATGGGAGTGAGTGTTAATAACTCAGATGGTTCGATGCGTAATTTCATTGACATATTAACCGATCTTGAAAAAGCCGGCGCAGGTGCGGCAGAATTCACCCGAATATTTGGCGAGAGAGCCGGCCCGGCTTTATTGGCATCGACCAAGCAGGGTGTTGGCGCAATTAAAGAATTAAAAGCCAAATTGCAAGATGCAGGCGGCACGGCCAAAACTATGGCCGATACACAAATGAAAGGCTTGAATGGTTCGATCAAGAAATTAAAATCAGCCTTTGAGGGATTGCAACTGGCGGTGGCTAATAGTGGCTTGCTTGAATGGGCAACCAAAATGACCGACAAATTGACAGCATTTATGTCAAAGATTAGCGGAACAGGTGGCGCAATGAACAGCCTGGGTAAAGACATCGCAGCATTTGCAGGAGTGATTCAGGAAAAATTAGCAGTAGCTTGGACAATTATTAAAGATATTTTTGGCGGTTTTGCTCAATACCTAGACCCGATCAAACAAGCATGGGGCGAACTCGGCATAGCTTGGGATGATTTAATGACCTCAATATTTGGTGCAGAGAGTGCCGGCCAAGCTGAAAGCATGAAAGCCTTTTGGACGTTAGTCGGTCAATTATTAGGGGTCACTATCAAGGTGGCTGTTACCGCGGTAGCTCTTGCATTTAAAGGCTTAGGCATCGCAATTGATGGTGTCAAGGCTATTTGGAACGGTTTGGCAGTTCTTGCAAACAAGGTGATGGCAGGTGTAAAAAATGCACTGTTAAAACCGATCATCCAACTTATGACCGGCATTAAAAAAGTCGCGGAAAAACTCCCGGATTTTATCGGTGATCCTGCCGAAGAGGCGATTAATCGAATGCTCACAGCTTTTAAAAAGGGTGAAGATGAGGCCGTTGGCCATTCAATAATCCCGGATATGGTAAACAAGATCGGTGAAAAAATGAATACATTGCCGGCAAAAATGGGCAAGCCTGCCGAAGAGGCGGCGTTGCGTGTGAATAATTCGTTTAATGGGATGGCCTCAAAGGTTAGCGATTCCATCAAAGGAATGATTAACGGCACAATGAGTTTGAAAGATGCTTTGAAAAGCCTGGGGCAAAGTTTTGCCGGCAAATTGGCTTCTAAATTTTTGGATGATCCGATTAATAATTTAATTGATGGTTTGGTTAAGGGTACAGTGTCAGGCGGCAACAAGATACCTGCTAGGGCAAATGGTGGTAGCGTTAGAAGCGGCAAAACCTATTTAGTCGGTGAGCGCGGCCCAGAGTTGTTTACAGGCAAGGGTGGTAATATCACACCAAACAACCAACTTGGCGGCAGTCAAACCATTAATGTAACCTATTCGCCACAAATCAACGCACTTGATCCTAGAACAGCGGCAATGGTAATTGCGCAAAACGCACCAACAATCGTTGGCGTTATCAGACAGGCGTTTAATCGAAACGGTCAGGCGGTGGCATTGTGATTTTCCCAACAACACCGCCGGCAAGCAGCATTAAAATCACCAGTGTCACACCAACATTGGTGAGCGTAACTCATTCATTAAAAAGGCAAGCCAGATCACGAGGCGGGCAAAGGTGGATGATTGATGCGAATTTTGCACCAATGGATCGTGCAACTTTTGCGCCATTTTGGGCATTTGCACAGCAACAACGCGGCCAATTTGGAACGTTTACATTTATCGCGCCGATATATTCCAACACAGCAGGCACAGCCACTGGCACATTAAAAATCAATAATGGCGCAGGATATAGCGCAGGCGATTCGACTATTAATGTTGACGGCTTAACAGGTACATTAAAAGCCGGTGATTTTATTCGATTCACCGCACATGAAAAAGTTTATACCATCACAAACGATGCAGCGACCGCTTTAAACATTGAGCCACCATTAACTGCCGCAGTTACTGATGATGAAGAGGTGGAGTATAACAGCGTAGCATTTACGGTTGCCTATGCAAATGACACGCAAGAGATGGACGTATCCACCGGCGGCTTTGTATCCCATCAAATCAGTTTGATCGAGGTGGTTTAATGGATAGATCATCAACCGCAGCTTTTAAAACTGAAATTGTCAAAAGTCAAAACCGACCCGTGCATTTGGTCGAAGTGATTTTTGACGATGAAAACGTTTATATGACCGATGCTTATAAATCAA